GGCGTGCTCGGGATGATGTTGTCGGGCACGAGCCCCAGGCTCAGGTGCTTGTAGGGCCCCTGGGGACTATCCCGCCGGTCCCCGACCTTCAGGGGAGGCAGATCCGTGTTGTCGGCCGCGAAGGTCACCAGCCGCCTGGTCTCCGGCAGGTACACGTCCTCCAGCCAGACCATCGGCTCCAGCTCGTCGTCATCCACGGCCATGCCGGAGGCGATCTCGGATGCCCGTTCGCTCCCCTCCTGGGTGGCGGCCTTCGAGGTCGGGGAGACGTGCGCAACCACCCTGCGCTCGAAGTCGTCGCGCTCGCTGATCTTCCAATAGGGAACCCGGTAGCGGTCGCCGCAGAACCGCATGGCCCGGATGTCCTTGACGGCCATGTCGAGAATCGCGTCGTCGGGCGAGATTCGGCTCACCCAGGGCTTTCCGGGGTCGACCCACACGTTGTCGTCGAGCTGCACCTCGCCCGCGTCGGCCATGTAGACCTTGCAGATGCCCATCAGGAAGAAGGCGTCCAGCGTGGCCGCCTGCAAGGTCGTTTTGAGGTCGATGTTGGCGATGACCTTGTTGACGTTGACCTGGTACTTGCGGCAGAAGGGCCAGAGGCGGAAGTCGAACGAGTCGATCTTGACCTGCGGATTGTTGAAGGCCAGGGCCATCGTGTAGATGCCGGCCGTCTGGTTCAGCTTGTTCACGTAGGTCAGGAAACGGGCCCCGCTGGACGAGTACCAGGACCCCACGTAGTCGCGGATCATCTCGGTCCTGCTGCCCCGGAACGGGCGCAGGGCATCGCGAGAAGTGCCGATCGCCTTGTGCAGGCGGCCGAGGTCGATCCGGTTGCCCACGTCGAAGCCGGCCATGACTCTTGACCAGGGTAAAAGCGGCCGGGAGAACCCCAAGAAACGAAAACAGCCGCCGAGGTGTCGAGCCCTCGACGGCTGCTGTTTGCTTGGGGTTCCCTCACCGCTGCCTGGCCGGGCGGCGGTGAAGTTTCCCGGGTTGGATTGTCAAACGGTTGAAAGTGGTGGCCGCCGGAATCGAACCGGCCTGCTCTGGCTTATGAGACCAGTGAGACGCCTTGCCTCCCGGCCACGTCTACTCCGCCTTGTTGAACCCCAGCCGCTTCATCGCGGCGTCCACGTAGTCGGCCGCCTCTTCCGCCACGCGGTCGGGGGTCGCGTCTTCGGTCAGACCGCCCTCGACGGCATAGCCGTGGGCAGCCCGGAAGACGGTCAGGTGCGGAATGAGCGGGATGTACATGGCAAGGAAAATCTGCTGCGCCCCGGCTTGCGCCTGCGCCTGCTGCTGGCCCAACAGCGGCACCGCGCCGGCTGGCATTCCGCCGCTCATTCCAGGGCCTCGCGTCATCAGAGTTCTCCCATCCCGAGTTCTCCCATCCCGAGCAGTTCCCTGATCCCGAATCCTCCGCCGTCGTCGTCCGTGTCGTCGAGCTTCCCCTTGCGGAGCTTTTCCCGGCCGATCCTCCAGGCCAGGCACCCGTATGGTGCTTCATCTTGCGCCTCTGCCCCCTTTTTGTCAATGCCGGTAAGCCGCCTCTCCGAGAGCAGGAGGTTCGCCACGCCGGCCCCCACGCACCGGTCACCGTGGGCCTTCTCGTCGATGCCGGCCGTCCTGGAGGACTTGTGGACGATCTTCCCGTTTGCCCATTCCCATTCCCCACACTCAATGACCATGTCCTCCGAGCGGGGCACGTACTCGCCTTCCTCCATCGCGATGCAGAGGTCCTCGAAGAGCTTCGCCTTGTCTTCGTCCCTGTAATTGGCCCAGCCAGCCTTGCGGGTCTTTGCCAGCGACCCGATCTCCGGGGCATCGCGCATGTAGACGTTCGCGTAATAGAGGACCTCCAGAACCTCGATCCCAAAGGTCGAGCCGGTGGGCCCGGTGGTCTCCCAGTTCAGCCGAGCCTTGCGCAGCCACCTCGCCAGGCCGACGCTCACGCGGGCGAACTTCGTGGGTTGCATCCCCCGCGCCGTGTACTCCAGCACCTGTTCGCCGCTGTAGAGGTTCACGCCGGAGGCCACCGAGTTACTGGCCGTCTCGCTTACGCCGCCCGCCGAAATATCGCACCCCAGGCCGTAGTTCCCGTAAGGAACCGCGTTGTCAAGCCCCGGGAGAAACCAGAGCTTCAGGGGCCCGTTTTCCTGCTTGATGAGCCCTTTCAATTCGAGGGTCTCCGAATCGAAGACCGGCTTTCCCTGCCAGTCCGGCGGCCGGCAGGACTTCTCCTTCATGCGGTCCAGCACGTCCACGTCGAAGACCTTTCCCACGGCCCCGCGCGGGTTCATGTCCAACTCCCGCGCGACGAACCGCGGCGTCGCCCCGGGCAGAAGGCAGTAGGCGTCGTACCAGGGGGACCGGAACTTACCCTCCATGACGTGGCCGCGCCGCTCCAGCCTCTTCAGTTGGGCGGCGCGTGCCTTGCCGTACCGCGTCACGGCGGCCTGATCGCCGGGATCCACGGCGACCAGGACTCCCTCCCGCATGATGTAGGCGTTGCGGGTCTGCGTCGGGTTGTCCTTCCAATCCAGCGTATACAGCCGTGGATTGTCCGGGTCTGTGGCCGCCTCGTAGAAGACGCCGGTATCGGAGCCGAACGTCGAGACCAGGAAAGTGCAGTTGGAGACGCTCGACACCGAGGAGAGGACCTTGTAGTCCTTTCCGGCCGCGATGAACTCCTCGGACCCCGGCTCGTCGAAGTCGAACTTGGTCTTCCGGCCGCCGCGCGCAACGTCCCCCGTCGCCGAGTAGCCCGCGAAGAGAGAGCCATTGGGCAGCGTGATCGTGTGTTCGCCCTTGTGACGATCGTAACCACCGGGCAACATCCAGAACGGCAGCCGATCCAGCATCCAGGCGAGCTTGTACATCACGGTGTCCGGGTTTCTGGTCGAGTCCACCATGTCCTCGTTGCGCGTCACCAGCCCCACGGAGAACCCCGGCTCGCGAATGGCCCGGCGGATATCCACGCCCAGGTACGCGAACGTGGCGCCCTGCGCCCGGCTCTTCTTGACCGTCAGGGACAACGGCTCTTCGGTGCGCAACGCCTCCGTGATCGCCTCGTCCATGGCGACGATGACCGGGTCTTGGTGGGGCCAGGTGACGAACGGCTTCGTCTTCACCGCGGCCCGCGGCTCGTGCACCCATAGGAAGGCATTGAAGAAGAACAGCACGTCCGACATCGCCGCGTCGTAGAGCGCACGCCGGACGTGCCGATCCCTGGCCGCCGCCTCGCGCATGCGAATCCGCCACGCCAGGTTCTCCGCCACGTCTTTCGGGACGTAGTCGATGAAGTCTGCTGCTGCGCTCATATTACTTCGGCGCCTCTGCGGCCTCGCTTGCAGATACTACGCCGCCTGCGCAAGTGTATCCCTGCATGAAACCTTCGGCGTATGAGTCCCTGAGCAGTTCCAGCAGGCAAGAACGTTCGTCTGCGCTTAGTCCTCGACACCGAGCGTACTTTTGTGCTTTGGCCTGCAATTCTTCGTGTGTAATCATTACGCGTTCTCCTTCGCCGCCTCGGCGGCTACTCCATTGGTCCCGGTCGGAGACCTAACTTTCGGGATGTCGCTCTAATCTCAATGTCAGATTGGCCCTTCGCCGCCTCGGCGGCCTCTTGATATATGGCAACTTGCTCGAAATAGACCGCCTCACGGACGCACGACTCGCATACCGCGTCCCGATCGCACTCCAGCGGGCCACCGCAACAACCGCAAACGCTATCGTGGTGGTATTCCGGCATTGTCTCACTCCTTCGGCGCCTCTGCGGCTTTGATCGCTTTTTGGAGACGCGTGATCGTTTCGCGTACTTGCTGTTCATCCACCAGGTATTTGACTAGCGGACCATCGAAGACGGCCACAATGATTGCAGCAGGTACGTCGAAATGACCGATGCCTCTAGCGGCGGCGGCTGTGACAAGGTTGCAGACCGTTGCCGCTGAACGGGATTGGATGCGGGGAGTGACATCCTCCGGTCTTAAAACACCGTGCGGAAAGTCAAGCATCACTCCCCCTTCGCCGCTTCGACGGCGATTCGCCATTCCAGGTCTGCATTCCACGCTTCCGCAACGATCACCACGCCAGGATGCTCACGCTTCACGTCGTCTACGACCATCTTTACGCAGTCGATAGGCATTGCGGAATGGATGATGTACCTTGCCCCGGGGTGCTTCCCGATCAGTGAACAGATGGGGCCGTACATCAGGTGGGGTGAATGGATCGACCCAACCGCAGAGCAGTCAATCACCACCACGCCCGGTGTAGTCATGGCCCGAAAGGCGTCAAGCGCAGTCTCAAAGGTTCTGACACGGTAGTCGTCCCCGAAGAGTTCCTTAAACTGCGATCGGTTCTCTTCGTCGTCGTCGATAAACCAAAGCTCACCGTCCATTCCCCACCTCCTTCGCCCCCTCCAATTCCCTCAACTCCTCCAGCACGCGCCGAATCTCCTCCACCTTCACTTTTTCCCGCCGCACCTCGTCGTCGTCGCCGCCCATACCCGGCTTCACGCGCTGCAGAATGTCCATGAAGCCTTTGCGATTCGTTGCTGCAAACTCCATCAGGTTGACCGCCCCGTAGCTCGGGGCGGGGGTCCGCGCACGCTCCCAGTGGAACAGCGGCCGCTTGCCGGGCCGATCCTCGACCACCAGGACGCGGTTCTGGTGAACCCACTCCACTTCCGCGTCCAGCGGCGCCGACTCGGCCAGGGTCCCCCAGGCCTCGGGTAAGCCGGCCTGGGCAATCGCGTCCTCCCAGTCGCCCCAAGGCTCGGCGGTGTCGCCCACGGCAGGATCCGCGCCGT